AATGAAATCCGTATGCCATCGTTTGTTGATGGAGGTACTGATTCAAATCCATTTGCAGGAATGACAAGTGCTACTGCTACTGAATCTACTCAAAGAGACCCTTCATAAATTTAATAGGGTTGTGAATTTAATAGGGGGTTGCAAATGCGACCCCTTTTTTGTATCTTTGAAACAAACATAATGTTGATTGTTACTTTAATATGCACATACTAACAACATCTACTGGAAATCAAGATATAAAGATTAAACCCAGAAAAACATCTGCTGTTGGAGGCACTACATTAACCCTGATTGATAAAGCAACAAGGGCATCAAGAGATTATGCAAACTCTTATAGTTTTAGTGCTTCTACAAATGTTATGACTATAACAGCAGCGTTTGATGACCTAAAGGCAGAGACATATTATACGCTTGTAGTAAAAGATACTGTTGAGGAAATTTACAGAGGAGTAGTATATGTAACAAATCAAACTGACTATCCTAAATACGAAGTGGGTAAAAACGATTACACAGTAGAAGATAGTTATGATAACGAATTTGTGTTTATAGACTAATAATAAGATGGCTAAAAAAGTAAGACATTACGCAAATAACAGACCCACCATAGAGAAAAAAGAGGAGGGTAAAATACATATAGTACAACTCGGTTCTTACACAAGACCAGAGATAAAAGAATACTATAACGATGATTTTGTAGCATACGGAGAGGATAACGATTATTTCAGCTATCTAATAGATAGATATAATGGAAGTCCTACAAATAACGCTGCAATCAATGGCATTTCTGAAATGATATACGGAAGGGGTCTTGATGCTACGGATAGTAGAGAAAAGGATTCCCAATATCAGCAGATGAAAGAACTTCTGAAGAAGAATGTTGTTAAGAGAATATGCCACGACTACAAAATGATGGGTCAAGCTGCATTGCAAGTTATTTATAGCAAAGACCGCACAAAAATCGCAAGGGTAGAACATATACCAGTTGAGACGTTAAGAGCCGAGAAATGCAACTCTAAAGGCGAAATAGAGGGGTATTTTTACCATTCTAATTGGTCAGAAGCTAAACAAGGCGATAAGTTAAAGAGAATACCTGCATTTGGGTTCTCTAATCAACCTATTGAGATACTTTACATTAAACCATATCGTGCTGGATTTAAGTATTACAGTCCTGTCGATTATCAAGGGGGATTACAATATGCAGAACTTGAGGAGGAAATTGCAAACTATCACATCAATAACATTCAGAACGGATTAAGTCCTTCTATGCTTATTAACTTTAACAATGGTACGCCTGACCCAGAGCAGAGAGATGCTATTGAGAGAAGTATTATCAATAAATTTAGCGGTAGTTCTAACGCAGGTCGTTTCATCTTGGCATTTAACGATAGTAAGGAACTTGCTGCAACTATTGAGCCAGTACAGCTATCAGATGCCCACCAACAATATCAATTCTTATCTGACGAAAGTATGCGTAAGGTAATGGTATCACACCGTATCGTATCGCCTATGCTTGTTGGCATTAAAGATACATCTGGTTTGGGTAACAATGCAGAGGAACTACAAACTGCTTCTGTACTTATGGATAACACAGTTATCAGACCAATGCAGGTTACTATTCTTGATGAACTTGAGAAGATACTTGAGTACAATGGAATCGAATTAGACATCTATTTTAAGACCTTACAACCGCTTGAATTTACTGACTTGACTAACGCTATCAGCGAAGCCGAGATAGAGAAGGAAACAGGCGTTAAAAAGGATATAGAGGAAGAAGTTAAAGAGAAGGTAGAGGAACAACTTGAAAACGTAGAATAATGCCAACAGCGATATTTATAAAGAGAAACGACCTTGTGAAGAATACTGCTTTAAGCGGTAGCGTTGATACTGATAAATTTATTCAGTTTATCAAGATTGCACAAGAGATACACATTCAGAACTATTTGGGAAGCGACTTGTACAACAAGATTAGCGCAGATATTATTGCCGATACGCTTACTGGTGATTATTTGGCATTAGTGAACGACTATGTTCAACCAATGTTAATTCATTACGCTATGGTTGAGTATCTTCCTTTTGCAGCATACACTATTGCAAATGGAGGTGTATTTAAGCACAACTCCGAAAACAGTAGTTTAGCAGACAAGCAAGAGATTGATTCACTTATAGCAAAGGAGAGAGATTATGCCGAGTATTACACACAAAGACTTATCGACTATTTAAGTTTTAATGCACCAAGCAAATTCCCAGAGTATTATTCAAACAATAATGAGGAGATATATCCTGATAAAAACGCTTTATTTAACGGATGGATGCTGTAAGTAAATACAAGCCAAAGAAGGACAACGAAATAAAACTAAAGTATTATTTAAATAAAGATAGTAATGGCAACAGGTTGGGGAAAGATAATAAATGCGATAGGTTTCGGCAAAATATACAAAAATAGTTGGGTTGGAGAATACCCATATATTGATATTGTAGGCGAAGCAAATGATTATAGAAAAAGAGTATTAGACAATAGCGGTACTATTGAAGCACAGGAAAGTTTGGTAGATACCCTTTACAACACAGTTAAACAATGAGTATATATAATAAAGCAACTTTAGTACAGATACCAAGCGGATATAAGGCAAGTGGTGCTAAACTGTATTCAGTCCTACCTGCTGATGGAGATGGAGATTTCACAGTATCAGCAGATGCGGATGCTACACGAGTAAATGCAGATGGTCTTATAGAAAGCACAGTAGCAAACCAAGCGAGATTAGATTATGACTTTGACAACCCACAAGACCCACATTTACTTTTAGAGCCAACAAGAACACAAGTAGCGCACTATACTAATGCTATATCTTCTGCAAATGGATATGGTTTAATTAATGGTACTTTAACAACAAATAGCCATACAGCACCTGATGGCACTAATGAAGCATCTACTTTTGCAGCTACATCTTCTTTAGGACAATTTCAAAAAGTTAAAATAGGAAGTAGTGGTGTACAATATACTGTTAGTGTATATGTAAAAAGAAAAACAGGTACAGGTACAGTTTATTTAAGAGCAATAGAAAATACAAATACAGCAGTTACCGTTACTAATGAGTGGACAAGAGTTAGTTTAACAGTTACATCTACATCTACTAATTTACGTTACGGAATGGCACTTGCTACAAGTGGCGATGAAATTTATGTATGGGGTTTTCAAGTAGAAGCAGGAAGCTACGCTACAAGTTTAACACCTAATTCAGCAGGAGCTGATATTACAAGGACAGCAGATAGTTGTACTAAAGTGAGTTTTGCTGATATGCCTAATGACTATCCTTTTACTGCTTTTTGGCAAGGAAAGATTGATAATTATGATAGTAGTGGTTTTACATCACAAGTACCATTTTCACTTGCTGCAACAGGTACATTTAATTGTTATTTTGCGTTAAACTTTTATAGCACAACTCAATTAACATTAAGAAGAAGAAACGACACCGATACAAATCTTTTTATTACGTTTTCGAGTGATAAAGATACTACATACAAGATAGCTGTGTGCTTTATATCTGCAACTGCTGCCAAGATATACATAAATGGAACAGAAGTGCTTGACAGTACAAGTTTAACATCTGTACCATATATAGGAACAAATACACCTGATAGCGTTTTTATAGGTCAATTAAGAGATAGCTCTGATACAGGCAAAAGAAATAGTTGCGACCAATTTATGTTGTTTAACGAAGAACTATCTGATAGTGAACTAATACAAATCACAAGCTAATGAAACTGTTTAAGAAATACGAGTTTAACTCACAAGAACAGGCAGAAAAAAAGATTGCCGATTTACCACACATCGAAGATGATGTAACAGGAGAAAGCTATTTAGAGGGTAACCACACTATCGTAAAGTTAGGTTATCTTTGGATAGAAGAACCTACATTTGATGCCGATGGAGAAGTAGTAACAGAAGGTGTACAATCAGACAAATACTCATTAGATGTACTTTGGGATGGTTTAGATGAAAGTCCCTATGGTTGGAAAAGCTATGAAGTAGAACCCGAAGGAAACGGAGTACACACTTTTGCAGGTAGAAGTTTTAATCCATAATAAAATGAGTTTAACCGATTTGAAGATATACGGATTGAATTTAGGTGCGTTTGCAATTTCACTTACAGAGGTTGAATTGCTTTTGAAGGTTACAGTTTTATTAGTAACAATCGGTTATACTGTTCAGAAGTGGTACTTGATGAATAAAAATAAATGAAGTATTTTAAGTACGAAGAATTTGATTCTCCAGATGTAAAAGGAAGTGGAGAACTATATATGAATAAAATCTTGTTAGAGAAACTTGATGAGATTAGACATATAGTTGGAGAGCCACTTATAATTACTTCTGGTTACAGGTCTAAAGAATGGAATGCCAAAGTTGGAGGAGTTCCTTCCAGTAGCCACACAAAAGGTTTTGCGGTAGATATTGCCATAAGAAACTCAAGGATGCGTTTTAAACTTGTTAACGCAATCCAACAAGTTGGTATCAATCGTATTGGCATTGCAGACAACTTTATACACATAGATATTGACCCAGACAAAGATAAAAACGTAATCTGGACTTACTAATGAAAAAGTTATTACAACTAATTACAGGCGGTCTTATAAAGGATATTGGTGATGTTATAGATAAAGTAACAACTACCGATGAGGAACGCCTACAAGCAAAACAAAAGATACAAGAACTATTAGAAGAAGCCGACAAAGATGCCCAAGAACAAGTTACAGAACGCTGGAAGTATGATATGCAAAGCGATAGCTTTCTGTCAAAAAACATTAGACCGCTTACTTTGGTCTTTCTTACAACGATGTTTACCTTATTGGCATTTACCGATGGAAACATTGGAGAGTTTACAGTACAAGAAGAATATATCCCTATTTTTCAGTCATTACTCATTACAGTCTACGGTGCGTATTTTGTTGGAAGAACTTGGGAAAAAACTAAAAAGAATGCCGAAAAAGATAATTAGTGTATTTGTACCTAATCCAAAGAAAAAAAGACCTAACGTACATTCAAAAAATGCTTCAGTAGGTCAAAAAGGGTATAAGAAAAAATACAGAGGACAAGGGCGTTAATAACTTTTGTGAATTTAATACCCCTTTATGAATTTAATAGGGTATATTTGTTCTGTGTCAGGTCTATCCTGTTTTTCATTTGTTTATTTTGTTTCGTAGAGTGGTAATCCTGTAAGATTGCCACTTTTTTTTTGTATATTAGCGACATGGATAGAAATCAGAAGGGTTGCTTTGCCGAGTACAGATTTGCAACAAGAGCAATGGAAAGAGGTTTTAATGTATCTATGCCCTTATTAGACGCATCTCCTTACGATTGCATATTAGAGAAAAATGGAAAGGTATTTAAGGTACAGATAAAGTATGTAAGTGCCGATAGACAAAAAGACCCTGAACACAATAATACAAGAGTTACCTTACATAGAGAGGGAGGCATTTATCCAAAGCACTTATGCGATTTCTTTGCTATTTGGTTCGATGAACACAATGGTTTTTTTATTGTTCCTAATGAAGAACAGAAAGCTATGCGCCTATCTTTAACGAATAAGTATGCAAAAAATTTCAATAATTTTGATATTATTTTGTAATGTCAGTTGGAATTTATATATTTGCAATATGAATCTATATGAAAAACTGGTGGATATTCAGGGGAGACTGAAAGCACCAAAGAATCAGTTCAATGGTTTCGGTAAGTACAAATACCGAAGCTGTGAGGATATACTGGAAGCAGTAAAACCTCTACTGATAGAACACAAAGTTGTTTTAAATCTATCCGATAAGGTTGTAGAATTAGACAACGGAATATCTTATGTTGAAGCAACTGCTCAATTTAAGAATATGGATGGTGTAATAGAGACGAAAGCACAAGCAGGTATCGAACCTAATAAAAAGGGTATGGATATAGCACAATCTTTCGGCACTTCATCATCTTATGCACGTAAATATGCCTTAAATGGCTTATTTCTAATAGATGACACAAAGGACAATGATACACTTGACAATACCAAGAAAAACATTGAACCTAATCAGGAAATCGACAAAAAATGGATTCCTGAATCGGGAGAACTCTTTGAACAAGCTAAAGTGTGGATTGCACGAGGCAAAACTGTCAATGAGATAAGAACTAAATATAAAGTAAGTAAAAAAGTAGAACAATTATTAAATCAATAAATTATGTCAGATAAGAAGTATGTCGGCACAGGTCGACAAGCACCCAATGGGTTAGAGATTGTTAATATATCAATTTCAGAATCAAAAGTAAAAGACTTTTGGACTGAATATAACGGAGAGCGTTATTTGAGACTTGGAGTTTCAAAGAAGCGTGAAGCAGACCAATATGGTAAAACTCATAGTGTTTACATTGATGAGTATCAACCAGCTAATAACAATGCTGCGCCAAAACAAAAACCTGTGGAAGTTAACGATGACTTTCCATTCTAAATCAAGAGGGGGTCGAAAGACCCCTTTTTTTAGCTTATGAAAACAAATTATATAAAAGTAAATATGGAAGGTTTAAGTAAACTAACATTTACGGAAAAAGCTGTATTTTCTTATATTAAGTCTTTAGCATCCGACAAAGGGTACTGTTTCGCTTCAAATAAGCACATTTGCGAGACTTTAACGCTCAAGGATAGGACTTTATATAGAATTTTAAATAAACTTGAGGAAAATGCCTGTATTAGACGTGAAACAAAAAGTATAGGTTTTGATGGTAAAGAGCGTAGAATTTATATCAATCCTCAATTTAAGTCTGCTGAATCATAATATGAATCATTACATAACATATTACGAAATGAATCATATTATGTATATATTATATAAAAAATATCATAATATGATACATTAAAATACATATTATGATATATAACATATTATAATATGTGTAAAAAAAACAAAATAAAAACGAAACAACAAAATGTATTTACAAGAATTTATTAACATTGGCATTGAACCAAGAGGAAATGACACACAACAGAAGGTAAGATGCCCAAAGTGCAAGAGTTTAGGAAAGGAAAACTGGAAAGACACTTGTATGTCTATCAACTTGGTTGAGGGCATTTATAACTGCCACAAGTGTACTTGGCAAGGAACAGTAAAAAGATTTGAGAAGATGAGAGAATACGCAAAGCCGAATAAAAGCAATATGAAACGACTTTCAAAGAAAGGCAGAAAGTTTCTTAATGAAAGAGGCATTACCGATGATGTTATAGACAGAAACAAGATTGTATCTTCATCAGATGATAAAAACATTTACTTTCCATACTTCAAGAACGGAGAATTGATTAACTACAAAAAGCGTGGTGTTGATGGCAAATTCTTTGCACAAGCTAAAGATGCCCAACCAATCATATACAATTACGATGGAGTAAAGGGTAAAGATAGAATTGTAATATGTGAAGGTGAGATTGATTCGTTGTCTTGGGAGGTTGCAGGTTGCAAAACGCACACTTCTGTTAATATGGGTGCGCCTAATGTTGGAGACAAATCAATAGATAAGAAATTAGAATGTCTAACAACTTGTTATGATGTTTTTGACGAGGCATCAACTATCTACATTGCAACAGATAATGATGATAATGGTCGAAACTTGCAACAAGAGTTAATTAGACGATTTGGTGTTGAGAAATGTAAAATAGTCGATTTAAGACCGTTTAAGGATGCTAATGAGGTGTTAGTCAAGGAAGGTGCTGAAAGTCTCTTAAATCGCCTTAAAATGGCTGAAACGCCTAAAGTAGAGGGTGTATTTGAGGTTGATGATGTATTTGAATCAATGCTTGATGGTTTTGAGAATGGTCAGGAACGAGGCACTACAACGTACATTCCACAGGTAGATAATGCTTGGACTTGGAGAAGTGGAGAGGTTAACATATGGACTGGCTATCAGAATGAGGGTAAATCATTATTTCTTAATCAACTTGCTACTATCAAGGCATTCCACGATGGTTGGAAGTTTGGAGTATTTAGTCCTGAAAATATGCCGATGAAAGACTTTTTCAATGACATTGTTGAGATGTATGTTGGAAAGAGTGCTGACCCATATTATAAAAACAATCAGATGACTAAAGATGAATACCTTGAAGCGATTGATTTTGTCAAGAGGCATTTCTTCTTAATATATCCTAAAAAGAACTTTAACTTGGATAGTATCTTTGAACGTGCCAAGTTTTTGGTTAAGACAAAAGGTATTCGTTCACTAATCATTGACCCATACAATACGGTTCAGCATAAGATGTACAGAGGTGAAAGAGAGGATTTATATATCAGTAGGTTTATGAGTGAATTAAAGCGTTTTGCGGTAGACAACAAAATATCCGTTAATTTAGTAGCTCATCAAGTTACGCCAATGAAAGATGAAGGTGGTAGATATTACAAACCCGATGTGAACCGAATTAAGGGTGGAGGTACGTTTTCAGACAAGGCAGATAATGTGATGTTTGTATGGAGACCTCATCGTGCTTTGGATTTCTCAAATACAAGTGTTATATTTGGGTCGCAAAAGATTAAGAAACAAAAATTAGTCGGTATTCCTCAAGACGTAGAGAATATCGAATTTAACATAAGAGAACAGAGATATTACTTTGATGGGTACACCCCATTTAACGATATAGATGTTCAAAGATGCGAAAAAAAGCAAGAGTAGATGCCAATCAAAAAGAAATCGTGCAACAATTAAGAAAATTAGACATATCAGTACTGCATACACACCAATTAGGTAAGGGTGCGCCTGATTTGATATTAGGTTACAGAAACGACAACTTTATGATTGAACTAAAAGATGGAAGCAAAACAAAGAGCCAACAGAGACTAACACCTGACGAAGTAGAGTTTCAGACCAAATGGAAAGGTAATTATTCGGTTTGTAATTCATTGGAACAAATTTTAAGTATTATTGATTATGTTGACGAAGGAGGAGTTACTCGAAAAACTCGCAAATAAATATGAAGATTGGTTTAATATGGCGTACTCTTTCGGCATTTCCGAAGAACAAGCGAAAGAACTTGTGCAGGAGATGTTTGTCAGGATATTTGACTATGTTAAAGAACCTCAAAAGATTATGTATAACGAAACAGAGGTTAATACATTTTACATTTACATTACGTTAAGAAATTTATATTATGCAAACATACACACAAGTTGTAAGAAAAATCCTATCGTACATTCGACAGGTGAGATTACGGATTCTAATTTTGAAGGAATGTATGAAGATAGCTTGGATTATATCGAAGCAAAGGAGGAAGCCGAAGCGACATTTGAAAGAGTTGAAAACTTGGTTGAGGATTGGTACTGGTATGACAAAGGTATCTTTAATCTTTACTATCATAAAGGTATGTCTATGAGGGAAATTGCCAAAGAAACCAAGATAAGTTTAAGCAGTATATTTAACACATTAAAAAATGCCAAAGAAGCAATCAAAAACGAGTTCGCAAGAGATTAAGTCAACTGGACTTGGAGACACCGTAGAAAAGGTGTTTCGCAAGACTGGTATTGACAAATTAGCTAAAGCAGTATTGGGAGAGGACTGCGGTTGCGACAAAAGACAAGAATTACTAAATGATTTATTCCCTTATGGAAAATACAATGCACCAACCGATGAGGAGTTGGATATTATTGAGTGGTTATTTACACAACCCAAAAACACAATTAGCGGTAGTATGGTTAAAGAGATTTATTCTGTTTACAATCGTATCTTTAATGATAAATTGCAGCCCACAAATTGCAGCAGTTGTTTCAAACCTGTAAAGCAGAAATTACTTAAAATACATAATGAGTTTAACAAATGAATCCAACATTAGTAACATATCCCAAATATATAGATGAAATATCTGTTTTTATAGGTAAGAAACGAAATGATAATAATATAGAGAATATGAACAGGAAGCCAGAATATAAGCGTGGCGGTCTCGAAGAAAAAATAGATATTCTTGGCGTTAAAGGTGAACTTATATTTGCAAACTACTTATTTCAGAAAGGAATAGAACACGATGTAAATACGCTTATAGGAGATAAACCTGTTTGTGATTATGATGTTAAGGTGGGTAATAATAAGATTGATGTAAAGTCTATCAATAAAAATGCACCACACTTTCTTGTGAACCAAAAGGCACACAACAAAAAGAAAATGGACTATTATGTCTTTGTAATGCCTCTTGATAATTGCAGGGCGTATATATGGAAACATAAGTATTCAGATGTGTCTGATTGGTCTGTTAAATTCTTTAAGTACACAAACGCATATTACAAAGAAGTACAGTATTAAAGTTATTTATTATTTTAGTATGCCACTAATAAAACCAAAAAAATACGAGAAGCAGAAGGACTTTATAGTTCGTTGCATTGGAAATGCGAAGATGGCTTCTGAATATAAAGACACCGACCAAAGAATGGCGGTATGTTACACTATCTGGAAAGATAACTTTAATCCAAAAAAATAGTTGCGTAAATAAAAAAATAGCTTTATATTTGTGTACATATTCTTTTACACATCTATTGTGTCATAGTAATTAGTATTTTATTTATAGCAAGGGGGGTCTTAATTGACCCTCTTTTTTTTGTATATATTTTGTTAATTAAAAAATAGTTTGTATGTTTGCTTAAAATAACAAGCAGATGAACAAATTAGTTAAATTTATTTTATCACCCCTTAACTTACTGAAGTTAATGATTGTGATACAACTCGTACTCATCTTTTGGATGCTTGAGAGTGTATTGCAGATATTCCACTTCCTTATCAACACCCCCTTACGTTGGGCATTAAACAAAATAGAAAAGTTAATTAAGTATCTAATAAAACAATTATAATGGGAAAATCAAGTGAAAAATACCTCGAATGGAAAGAACAATACGAGGCACAGAGAGATAGAGAACAAATGGAACTTGCGGAGCGTTTAGAACGCTTGTATGAGCAAAGAAAAGCCGAATACGAACACTATTATAGTGAAAAGGCTACACAGCGTAGAGCGGCTATAACAAATGCCTTAAACAAAGTGTTTATGGACTTTCACCCTTTACAATTTATGAAAGATGAGTAATCAGATAGTTACATTAGATGGAAAGTTTTGGGATAAAGATGTTATCTTAAAACAAATGGAGAGCGATGAGTTCTATTATGAATATTTGGGTAGAAATGCCTTGAGCAGTAGTAGTGTTAAACTTCTAAATAAATCACCAAAATCTTATGACCTTTCATTGAAGTTTGGTAATAAGCGCACAAGTGCGATGACAGCAGGTTGGCTTTTACACCTTGCGGTATTTGAAATGGAGAAGTTTGGTAAGCTGAACTTTATAGATGCCAGTACGAAGTCTACTAAAATATATAAAGAGGCATTTAGTGAAAACCCTATGACGTTTTTACAGAAGGAATACGATGACACAATGCGACTTGCAGATGCTATTTATTCTAATAAAGAAGCAGCGCAACTCATTGAAGGAATGGAATACGAAAAACCTGCTATTGGGAACATTATGTATTTACCATTTAGAGCGAAAGCAGATGCCTTAAAAGAAGGACAAATGATTGTTGACCTTAAAACAACAAGTGGTCTTGCTGATGGTAGCTTTCCTTACAATGCTCGTAAGTATGGCTATGCAAGTCAAGTATATATTTATTGCAATTTATTTGGTATAGATTATAAAGATTTTGTATTTTTATGTATATGTAAAGATACCAAAGACATTGGCATCTATAATGTAAGCAAGGAGTTCTACCAAGAGGGAGAGCGATTAGTTGATAGCGCAGTTAGCGTTTACAATAACTGGATTGAAAACAATGCAGATTTGAATCAGTATGCCATAAAAGGAGTATTATGAGAAAAAAGAAACTAACACAACAACAAAGAATTGAATCGTTGGAGAGGGCAGTTACAACTATCTACGCAATGGTTCAGGCAATAATACAAAAGCTACCAAGCGACAATAAAGATGACATATTACCAAGCTAAAGAGGAGTGCCGAGAAGATGTACTTTTATCCTTGCAAGAGGGTATGTTGCTTCTTTCAGAAGTAAAATTCTTAATAGATTACTTCAAGGAAACAGAGCAATATGAGTGCATACAGGGCGCAATAGAAGCATATAACGAATATAAAAAACAATTAGATGAATACGGACATTAAAAAAATAAGAAATATAATAGAGAAGGAAACTGGTGTTAATTTAGATTCCAAGACGAGAAAAAGAAATGTGGTACACGCAAGAAGAATGTACTATAAGATATTAAAACTGCATACCAATATGTCTTTAGAAGGTATTGGGAAAACATTAAAGTTGAAGCAAGACCACGCTACGGTGCTTTATCAGACTAAAATGTTTGATTTAGATTACGAACAGGATAGTATATTCAATAATACATTTAGAAGAATAATGAATATCTATGTTGGCATTATCGAACAGACAGATGAGGAGAGATTACAGCAGGAAAACCTATCTATGAAATACGAAATAAAAGAGTTGACTAAAAAGGTTAAGAAACTAAAAGATGAGGTTGCGTATTTAAGACCGAGAACTATTCATCCGAGAAATCAGCAGACAAAGATTTATCATTGCACCGAAGGCATAAGTGAAAACATATATTAACATAAAGTAAAAGCGAATAACCTGAAAGCAAGAGTAAAATTATGGGGATGATTATTGCAACTTGTGAGTAGGGTTATTTTATTGATATTCAGTTATTAAAACACTTTGGTTTGAACTTTATTATTTAAATATGCCAAGACCGAGAAAACGTAGTCTGATTCCAGACGAGAAAAAAATAGAATTAGGAATACCGATTAAACCAAAACCAGAGCCAAAGGAGAAAAAAGAACACGTTCCATACTCCGATGGTAGGCGCAACAATGGCGCAATAAAAGGAGTGTCCAGAGGGCAGGGCAGGAAACCTAAAGCCAAAGAAGCGGACATAAAGAACTTCGCACTTGGTTCAATGAAACGTGCCTTTGGAAGCGAGAAGAAAGCGTGGGAAGCACTTGCAGAGATGAGCAAGGAATCCTTTGCACATTTGCGACTTCTATGGGAATACAAGTATGGGAAACCAAAAGAGCAGAAGGACATTAACGTAAAGCAGGAAGTGAACATTCCTGTAATATCTTTCCTGCAACCAGAGGAGACTATCGACATTGAAGCTACTGAAATAAAAGATGAAGAAGGTAG